CGGGGAAAACACTCGAAATACTCCGCAACGTCCCGTAACTCGGCTCGTAAAAGATATCGGGGGCAGGGTCGTTAATGTCTACGTTAATTACGAATCTACCTTCTTATGAAGTATGGGTACGAAAAGAGTACTTAACCGACCATAAGAGTGGACATGGTGAATTTGTAAAGGGTGTATGGGTATCGGCCAAGAGTATTCCTGGTCGTGCCTTTTATTTTGAGACGTATTTGCCCGAATATGCTGCGATGTTTGATAAACTACCCATTTCGGCATTCCTATCAGAGCCAGAAATACCTGACCCTGATATGACTTTACATAATTTACAGTTCTGGAACTGTATGGACTATGGTGTTGTCGCTGTTCAGAAGCAGTTTATCGGATCAATGCACTATGAAGTCTATACAAGAGACTTTGGCAACCAAACAGGCACTTACATTTGCACTTTAGACAACTATCACGACAGTGTAGACGCTATTGACTACTCAACCAGTGAGCAACCTGCCGAACATAAGTCACATAATCTCCTAGAACTCGATAATGGACAGTTTTGTCTCTATCCAAACAACAGAATGAGAATTTATGACAACAGTATCACTCCAGAAACACCAAAAGTGCCCGATTTTAAGGTCTCAACTGTATATTACCAAGTTGAAAACGGTCATGATCGGGATGGACTGGGTTCAGAAGAGAATTATTTCTGGAAAACAGCAAAAGAACGCAATGAAATCGAAGAAGTTGAAGAAAAAAAGGAAAGAAAACCGTTTGAACCAAAAACAGGTAATGTAGAAATCAACGTTGAACCAGAATTAGGATGAAAAACGTAAAAAATGCTCATATGGGGCAACATTTACTCGTTGAAGTGTATAATGTACCCTTTGACAAGTTAAATGATAAGGAAAAAATAGAAAAAACAATGGTAAGAGCAGTTGAAACCGAAGGTTTGACTGTTCTTAACACTTTTAGTCATCAATTTGAACCCTATGGAGTGACAACTCTCATCTCTTTAGCAGAAAGTCACCTTTCTTGCCATACTTGGCCAGAAAAAGGGTGTGTAGCAATCGATATTTTCACTTGTGGAAGTAAAAATCCACGTAGTGTAGCGTGGTGGATACTCAATTACTTTGATACTGATGATTACGTTATGAATGATTATGCAAGATAGGGTATAAATAAAACTAAAAGCATTAATAATGGCGAGTCCACGCAAATCTAAAGCATTTAAGGATATAAGTTTGTCTTTCGACCCACATCCAGTGACAAAAGACATTCCTATACTTGCAAATGAGCGAGCAATCACTAGATCTGTAAGGAATTTAGTTGAGACCATACCTACAGAGAGATTTTTTGACTCAAATTTAGGTACAAATATTCGTGAACTACTATTTGAAAATATGAGTGCTTCCTCTGTAATGATTATAGAGGATATGGTGAGAAATACAATTAGAAACTATGAACCAAGAGTAGGTGATATTGGTGTTGAAGTAGATGCAGTACCAGATGATAACTCAGTAAATGTTAGAGTGCTTTTTGAGATTATAGGATTGGAAGCTCCCTTACAATCTTTTTCTTTTATATTAGAACCAACAAGATAATATGCCTTTTACTCAGTTTACAAGTTTAGACTTTGATCAAATCAAAGCACAAATTAAAGATTTTCTTCGTTCAAACTCAAATTTTTCAGATTTTGATTTTGAAGGTTCTAACTTTTCCGTTTTAATTGATGCTCTTGCATATAATTCTTACATTAATGCATTTAATGCAAACTTAGTTGCAAATGAGTCATTTTTAGACTCTGCTACAATTCGGGAAAATGTTATATCTTTAGCAAGAAATATTGGGTACGTACCCCGTTCAAAAACTGCTGCAACCGCTACAATTACCATAGGTGATATAAACTTAGGTACAACAGATGATAGCACTCCTAAGTTCTTAACTCTACGTTCTGGACTTGTTTGTGTTGGTAATTCTCAAGGAACTACATATCGTTTCTCAATACCAGATGAGATTACATCATCAAGAGTTAGAGATATTGGTGGAACTTCATTTGCACAATTTGCAGACCCAATTAGTGTATATGAAGGAACTTTACTTCAAAGAGTATATCGAGTTGATACTACAAAGGAATTAAGGTATATAATTGATAGTCCTAACATTGATAGTTCAACATTACGTGTTTATGTCAAAGGTGCAAGTGATGTTGGACTTGGCAGAAAGTATTCAATGGTTGATAATATTTTAAATGTTGATAAAAATTCTGAAATATACTTAGCACAAGAAGTTCAAGATGAAAAATATGAAATATTATTTGGAGATGGTTTATTTGGAAGAAAATTAGAAAATAGTTCTATCATCACTGCAAGATATATTGTTACTGATGGAGAAACTGGTAATGGTCCTTCTAACTTTAGTTTCCAAGGTTCATTTACAAAGAGTGATGGAACATTATTTACACCATCTGATAATATAGTTATTACTACTGTTAATAACGCTTCTAACGGTGCTGAAGTTGAAGATGTGTCCTCTATTAAGTATTTTGCTCCAAGACTTTATTCAGCACAATATAGAGCAGTTACACCAAGAGATTACGAAGCTATAATTGGTACAATTTTTCCTCAAACTGAATCTGTTTCTGTTGTAGGTGGAGAGGAATTAGATCCACCACAATTTGGTAAAGTTCAAATTAGTATTAAACCAAAAAACGGAACATTCGTATCAGATTTTGATAAGTCTCAAATTAAAAATAAATTGAAGAGTTACGCTATTGCTGGTATAAATTCTGAAATAGTTGACTTGAAGATACTATATGTAGAATTAAACTCAACAATATATTACAATCCTGCTCAAATTGCATCTGCTGCAAATTTAAGAACTGAGATTATAAACTCATTAGATCAATATGCTAAAAATGTTGAAATTAATAAGTTTGGTGGTAGATTTAAATATAGTAAAATAAACACTTTGATTGACAGAGTTGATAATGGAATTACATCAAATATAACAAAAGTAATTGTCAGAAGAGATATGAAAGCTCTACTTAATCAATTTGCACAATATGAGTTATGTTTTGGTAATCGTTTTTATGTTAATCCAGCAGGTTATAATATCAAGAGTACAGGATTTACTATCACTGGATTTTCAAACGTTGCGTATATAACCGATATTCCTAATAAAGATGCCTCTGGTAATTTAGATGGAAGTATGTTAGGAACACTCAGTGTAGTGACAAAAAATGATAGAGGTCAACAAGTAGTTTTAGTTAAAGAGGCTGGTGTTGTTGATTATAAAAAGGGCGAGGTAATACTAAACACCATCAATATTACATCAACAACTGCACAAAATAATATTGTTGAAGTTCAAGCCTTCCCAGAATCAAATGATATTGTTGGATTAAAGGATCTTTACTTGAGTTTTGATGTTTCAAATACTGTAATAAATATGAATAAGGACGTAATCGCTTCGGGTGAAGATGTTTCAGGAATTGTGTTTACAAGAGATTACTACACATCAAGTTACTCTAATGGAGATTTAGAGAGGAAATAATTTATGTCAAATATTGACAAAAGAATAAAAGTCAATACTATTATTGAGAATCAGTTACCTGAGTTTGTGGTGACTGATTTTCCAAAAGCCGCTGAGTTTTTGAAGCAATATTATATCTCTCAAGAATTTCAAGGAGGAGCAAGTGATTTAATTAATAATTTTGACCAGTATTTAAAACCAGATAACTTAGTACCTGAAGTTGTAGTAGGTCTTACAACTACTTCCGCAGATATCTCTTTAACAGATACTACTATAACTGTTCCTAGTACAAAAGGTTTTCCATCAGAATATGGATTACTTAAGATTGATGATGAAATTATATCATATACAGGAATAACTTCTACAACATTTACTGGTTGTATTCGTGGTTTTAGTGGTATATCAGGTTATAATGTTGGAATATCTTCTTCACTCTTGGAGATTAATCGTGAAAGTTTAATTTTTGACAACACAACAGCAGAAACTCATACATCTAATACAACTGTTACAAACTTATCTGTATTATTTTTACAAGAATTTTTCAAAAAACTTAAGAAAACTTTTTTACCTGGTTTAGAAAATGAAGAATTTGCATCAAACTTAGATGTAGGTAACTTTGTCAAGTTTGCTCGTTCTTTCTATCAATCAAAAGGTGTTGAAGAATCTATAAAAATATTATTTAAAGTATTATATGGAGTTGATTCGAGAGTTCTTGATTTAGAAGGAAATCTAATTAAACCTTCTGATGCAGAATTTATACGTCGTGAAGTTGTAGTTGCTGATGTAATTGGAACTGGTGAACCTCAAAACTTAACAGG